CCGTATTCGAATCCGCGATCTTCTGACAAATACAGTTCTATAGGCATGACTTTGCCCTGGCTGTATGCATTGAATAAATGTTCTGCATCTTTGATTAATCCGTTGGTTCTATCAAAAGTTGGAACAGTCCATTTAGACTCTTCTAATATTAACAAGACTCTTTTAGTGGATTTAGCAAGATACAATAAACCTGCACGAGTTTTCATATTGTACTTATAACGGATCCATGTTGAATCTCCAGTATCCTGAACGGTAGTCGCCCTCAAAACTTTTAAGCCATTGTCCGTCGATCAACCTATATTGTATTCCTGTTTTTAAATTAGTAACATATATAACGTCGAGTTTTTCAAACTTGTCATTTTCGTCAGGAGTAACGATATTGCCAGAGCTAGTGATGTCTTCAGTTGCTCGGTATGCTATATCGGTGTGAATTATTATTTGACCTTGCTTGTATACAATAGTACTGCTACGGGGCAATTTACTAATAGTCCATGACAATAACAAATTCTCCCATTTAGTTCCAGTCCACTCTATAATACTGTTTGCGACTATCAATGGGTCGCTTCCGTCTAAGTTTTTCCAAGCGTCAGGGCCGTCGTACAGTTCTAAAGTAACTCCGTCGTTGGAAATTGTGTTGGTAAATCCCCCTGTGCTAGTACTATTGTTAACATCATCTAGCATAAGGTACCTTGTACCAACAGGTATATTTTCTGCTTGTCCAAATACTTCGATTGGATTAAATTTGTAGGGATCTATAATAGCATCGATTACAGTTTTGCCATTAGGGAATGCTGTACTGTTTATAATAGTATTGCTAGGCTTAGATTCGATAGTAACTAATAATATAGTAGGATCAGTAACGTTTACTACAAATGTTCCTTCGATTTCATTTCCACTAGGTTGTAAGAAATAAATTTTACTAATACCTGGTGTGTTTTTACTATACAGTTCTAAGATCTCGTTCCAGTTTAAATTACTAGCTGTATTTTTGGAAAATTCTAATCCTAAGTTATTAGCAGCTTGACGCGGATTACTTAAAGTTAAATTATAATCATGGTCTTGCCCATTGTCACTTTTTAACAAAAGAACACTGTAGTTGTTTGTAGTTTTTTTAAATTTTAAATCACTGCCGTCTTCACCTAAACTTTGATTATAAATCAGGTCGTCTAATGCTAGTGCATCTCCAGTATCGCTGAATACATTCATAACAACATTTCGAACTATTCCTAATTTTTTAACTTTAGCAGGAGGAGTAATATATGTGGGCATTTTAAATTCCAAGCTCATTACATCGATGTCAGTATCTACTCCTTGTGGCACAGACCGTGAGCTAAAAATAATATTTTGCAATTCCACAACACTTAAACTAGTCCAATCGACGTAGTTATCAGTAGTTTGTATTGCAAGACTAGGATTAAACAGCACCATAATTTGCTCGAACAACTGAAGCTTTTGTTCGACATTATTAGTCCATATATCTGTCTTCATAGTCAGATTAAATGGAGTTGGCATCAATCTTTCTATAGTGTATCCTCGGCCTTGCGAGTTATTATATGTTATTTCGCCGTCATTGTTTTGCCAATCTCTTTCTCTGATGTTTAGTTTACTAACAAATGTTGGATCGCTTAGCCTAGTCTTATCTAATTCCAATCCAGTAATGTAGCAGGCAATTTTAGGAACTGACGGTATCTTATTTTCTGAATTTTCTTTTATAATACTTGCTACTTGCCTGTTCATATCTCCGTAAGTAACTGGCACATGCCGCAAGCTACCGTCGCTGGATTTACATTGAAACCCGATAAAAATTCTCATAAACTGCGTTACATATCTTCGTATCTGCCCATCGTAAAAATGATCCATTATTCGTCTGCCCGTGGTCTTAAAATCTTACTTAATGCCTGTTTTTCTTTAATTTGTTTTTCATTAATTGTCGAAACGGTTTCGTTATTAATGAATGTAGATTTTTGATTTTGTCTAACTTCCTTGCCTTCGAAGATATCATTTGGGCTACCGCCAGGAACAACATCAGTGTAACCCATATTGCTCATAGTCATACGCACATTGTCTTCCATTTTAACCCAACGTGTGCCATTGTATCGAAATAGTCGATTAGGTTTGTAATCTGTACGTAAACAATATTGCCCGTCGATGGCAACTAATGGAAAACTAATGCCGGAAGTAAACGGAGCACCGTTAGGAGGTTGCCCGTCACCTACCAGCCATTGTCCTTCGTAGTCGCTGTATTCAGGATTGCGAAACACTTGTTCTTGCTCTGCTCCTGCATCGACTAATTCAACCCTTCCGTTAGCATCTTTTTGTATAGTGTAAAATTTACTAGTATCCCATCCACTACGAGGAGCATCTTCTTCTGCTTGATCAAGCACTGCAGAAGTAATTTGCATTTCTGTATTGTACGTGCTGATGATATCTCTTAAGCTATCTGCCAATTCCCAATTGTTAGCATCCGGGGGTATAGTAGTTGTTCCAGTGAGATCGGCAATACAAGTATAATCTTTTCCGTCGGCACCTGTTACTATATCACCGGGATAATATATAACACCTTGTTCCCAGGGACCTTTAAGATTGTCACGATCTGCAACATTATTTAAAATATCTTTAAATTCTTCGCTGTCAACTAACGGCTTACATTTAGCACGATATAGATGTGGATACCATGTTACAGAATAACCCTCTGCTGCTCTGCTAACTTCTTCTACCACATAGAATCTTTTAAGAGCAAATGATAGATCATTCAATGCCCATTCGTCTTTTAAGTGCGGCAGTTCTATTACATCACCGGATATTAATTTCCTTCCTAATTTTTTTACAGTGTCGTTAATATGAAATGTAATAAACACTGTGTCATTTTGTAAAAATAATCCAAACTGACTAAGGTTAAAGTCTATATCGCTGATGCTGTACACACCTCTTAAAATGTATACATCATTGTCGTATTTGCGACTACGATTTTCTAAAAACAGCAGATCCTGAATGTTAAATGGATTATCCTCAGAATACACAGGCTGGCTAGCAGTGCCTTCTCTAATCTTTTCCCAATATGTGGTATTAGGTGGTCTGTTATTGGTATTTTGTACAACGGCTTTATATACTATGTTTTTTCTACTTACCAATGTTCCTGCAGCATACGTAGTAGCGTTATCCCACTGCGGAGTAGACCCAGGCCCTAGGTATCTGTGAATTAAAACATCAGTTCCGCCGACTTGAAACATTTCCCAAGCGGTATTGTCGATAAATTTGTAATCATTGCCCTTAGTGGGTCTGTAAAGTGAAAGTCTTGGCATAGTGCTATTATTTATCGCCGCGATAAATAACAGTATGAGCCAACTAGACCAATCAAGACAGAGTGTTTATAACTATTGCAAAACTATGCTAGGCGATGGAATGATAGATATCGAACTCGATCCTATCCATTATCAAACAGCATTAGACAGAGCCCTTGCAATTTACCGCCAGCGTAGCGATAATGCTGTGGAAGAAAGCTACACATTTCTTACATTAAAAGAAGAACAAAACGAATACATTCTTCCAAAAGAGATTCAACAAGTTCGACAAATTTTTAGAAGAAGTATTGGATCGAGATCAGGTGGCGGCAACGGGGGGACGGTGTTTGAACCATTTAACATGGCCTATACTAACACTTATTTGTTAAGTAGTACCAACATGGGTGGTCTGTTAACTTATGAATTATTTGCACAGTACCAGGAATTAATAGGTAAAATGTTCGGTAGCTTTATTAACTTTACATGGAATTCTCAAAGTAGAAAATTAATTATTCAACAAAGACCACGTACTGATGAAGAAGTATTGCTGTGGGTATATAATGTCCGTCCAGATTTTAATATTATCGAAGACACGTATGCGGGACAGTGGGTCAAGGACTATAGCTTAGCTAATTGTAAAATTATGCTAGGGCAAGCTCGTGAAAAGTTTGCTAGTATAGCTGGTCCGCAAGGCGGAACAGCGTTAAACGGCGCTAGTTTAAAAGCAGAAGGTATAGCAGATATAGAACGCTTGACCGAAGAAATGAGAAGTTCTGCTAGTGGTGGTATTGGTTATTCTTGGATTATAGGTTAAGTATGAGAGCATTTGAATTTCTTTCAGAACAAGACCACGAATTATATGAAACACGAGCAGCATTTGGGCGGGTCAGGCCCGGAGTAAAAAGTTCTGCTTATAAGATGAAATTTCGTTGTACTACAGGTCCAAGAAAAGGACGCATAGTTAGCCATCCAAATCAATGCTCTGCACATCCTAATATAGCACAAGCGCAGCGAATGAAACTAACTCGAGCTAGAACCGCACCTATGCAGGCAAGAAAAACCAAAAGAGCAAAAAAGGTTAATATTGCCAGCAGAATAATAAGACAACTTAATAAGCTTATTAAATAATGATACCTATACTCGTTCCACTGATTTTTCCTTATATTATATTAATGTACTGGCCTTATATAATGTTGACATATAAAAAGTAATCCCTTAGTATAGTACTAAGGAGAAAATAAATGCTGATAGGTATTGTGGGATTTATTGGTGCAGGGAAAGATACAGTTGCAGATTATTTGGTTAATTTTCACGAGTTTAGACGGGAAAGTTTTGCATCGACGTTAAAGGATTCAATTAGCAGTATATTTGGGTGGGATCGAACTTTATTGGAAGGCAGAACTAAAGAAGCGAGAGAGTGGAGAGAATCAGTAGATCATTGGTGGGCAGACAGATTAAATATGCCAACACTAACTCCAAGATGGATATTACAATATTGGGGCACTGATGTTTGCCGTGCGCAATTTCATAACGATATATGGATTGCCAGCTTAGAAAACAAAATTCGAAATAGCGCAGACAACATAGTAATAAGTGACTGCAGATTTCCTAACGAAATTGCTGCTGTGCAAAATGGCGGGGGTAAAATATTTTGGGTACAGCGTGGACCTTTACCTATATGGTATGATACAGCAATATCTGCCAATCGGGGAAATATTCAAGACATCAATCAGCTAAACGAACTAAAAGTTCATCAGTCAGAAACAGCGTGGGTCGGTACTGCGTATGACAAAATAATAGACAACAACGGCCCTATTAGCGACTTATATGAAAATGTACTAGCATCAATTAAAATCAGCAATTAAGTCTCCTTGTTTCCATTTTAAACCTTCTTTTTGCAGAGTTCTTTGGCAATTAGCACATATTGTTTTCAAGTTCAACGGATTACAACTGTTTAAATTGCCATCGATATGATATACATCGAATTGTTCTGGCAATTTACTTTTGAATCCACATTTTTCGCATGTACTTTTTTTCTTGTATCCGGACTGACTCCATCGCGGTTTCTTAGGTCTTGCATCTTTTGCACAAGTATCGCATTGACTTCGATAAAATGTTTTATCTTGCTTATAATAATTAATACCGCAAGGCTTTTTCCTGCAAGTTTTACATAAAGGACGCATACAAGTATTTATAACCATCCTTTTCCTTCCCTTTTTAAAGAGTGCATAACCACGCATTTTTAGGGCATCCTACTAAATAGTTATACAAACTATTACTAGGAGAATAGGGATATGGCACTTCAATCACCCGGAGTAGAAGTTACAGTAATCGATGAGAGTTTTTATACACCTGCAGAACCAGGCACAACTCCCCTGATTGTAATTGCTACAGCAGAGAACAAAACAAACGCAGCAAACACAGGAACGGCTGCAGGAACATTAGCCGCGAACGTCGGCAAGGCATTTAGAGTTACAAGTCAAAGAGAGCTTATTGATCTTTATGGTATACCTTTCTTTGAAAAGACAGCTAGTGGATCTCCGATCCACGGCGGCGAAAGAAACGAATATGGACTGTTAGCAGCATACAGCTTGCTAGGAGTAACTAACTCGGTATTCGTTACAAGAGCAAATATTGATCTATCTGCACTCGACGGGGAATCGTTTCCTCCGGGCGCAGACCCAGCAGACAAAGCTTGGTGGTTCGATACTAGATCAACAGCTTGGGGAATCCAAGAATGGAACTCTTCGCCTGCACTAGTTACAGGAGGACAAAAATTTGCAACTAAGATACCCTTAGTCTTAACCAGCAACGATATTACTAAAATTAGCGGTGGTGCTCCTGCCGCATCTGTGGGATCAATCGGCGACTATGCTATAGTAGCATTGACAGATAATGAAACAGTTACATTGCATTTTAAGTCAGCAGGTAATGGTCACGATATCGATCCCGGACAATGGGTTGCAGTTGGCAGTGCAGATTGGTATTTAAGTAATCCAACAGTGGTTAGTAGTACTGCGGTTACTACAATTACCAGCAGTGCATTTTTGATCAACGATATAACCATTAATACAGGCGATAATTTATCAGAGTTAGTAACTAACATTAACGCAGCATCCACTGCTACTAGTGTGTTTGCAACAAATAAAAACGGAATATTGTATTTGTATGCAGGCGGCACTCCAATTGTTATTACCGGACCTTCTGCGCTATTAGATTCTCAACTGTTTATATCAGCAGGCACTTACAATGGACTGTCATTAACACAAGCTCCACATACCCAAGTCCCCCAGTGGAAAGTAGGTGGAAATCTTCCACGTCCTACAGGTTCTGTTTGGATTAAAACTACTGAACCAAATTTCGGATCACGCTGGAGAATTAAGCAATGGAGAAGCGCAGCTAAAACATGGGAAGAAGTATCATCGCCATTATATACTTCCGGATATTCGGCATTGTACTTTTTAGATCGTGCAGGCGGCGGATTAAATATTCCAATTAACAGCGTGTACGTTCAATACGATTCAGAATCTACTGGCACTGCAACATTTAAAATTTGGCATAGAGCAGCGGTTCAAGAAACAGTAATCAAAACATCAGTTATTGATGACAGTACATTCACTGCTGGCACAAATACATTTACACTAACGGAATCGATTAGAGGAAGTGCATTGTTAGGTCCAGCAACCGTCATCGAATTTACTACGGGCGAAAATGCGTTAGCCAATGCAAATGCTATGGCAGCAGCAATAAATGCTGCAGGATTTAAACACATCGAAGCTGATGTAACAACTAGTGTTGAAGTTATTATCTATCATAAAACAGGTGGAGATTTTGAATTAACAGACGGTACCGGTTCACCATTATCTGCTGTTGGTTTTAGCAATGCTACTATTAATTTGTATAGCAGCCCGGCAGATGCAGATTACGAGTTTGTTGCATCAAACTGGATGCCGTTATACCTTAAGAATTTTGCAGCATTACCTACTCAGCCACTACAAGAGCCAGCAGACGGTCAATTGTGGTATAATCCTAATTTTGGCGAAGTGGATATTATGATTCACGACGGTACAACATGGAAAGGTTACGGTAATGTATTAGGAAATTCAGACCCACAAGGTCCTACTGTTAGTGCCAGCAAACCAGAAACTCAATCGGACGGTAATCCTCATGTTGATGGTGATTTGTGGATTAGCACTGCTGATTTAGAAAATTTCCCAACAATATACAAATGGAACATTAGTACCAAAGAATGGGATTTAATAGACAAGTCTGACCAAACTACAGAAGATGGTATATTATTTGCAGATGCCAGATATGGCACTAGTGGCGAAACTGGCAACACTGTAGAATCTATAAGTAAATTATTAAAATCTGATTATTTAGATCCCGATGCACCGGATCCAGATTTGTACCCACGTGGCATGATGTTGTGGAATTTGCGCAGAAGCGGAGGTAACGTTAAACGCTATTCTAATAATTACATCAATGTAAATGAAGACAATCCTAGATTAGGCAACGAGGGTATGGAAGATTATGCCACTGACCGTTGGGTAACAGCAAGTCCTAATAATGAAGACGGATCAGGAACTTTTGGACGTAAAGCACAACGTTCGGTCATAGTGCAAACATTAAAGAGCGTTGTGGATACTAGCGAAGAAATTCGTGATGAAGAGCGCCGCAATTTTAATTTAATTTCTTGCCCTGGATATCCTGAATTGTTAAGCAACTTGATTAATTTAAACATTGACAGAGGATTAACTGCATTTGTAGTAGGAGATTCACCAATGCGCTTGCGTAGTGATGCTACATCACTTACAGCATGGGGAACTAATGCTAACGGTGTTTTTGACAACGGTGATGCAGGGTTAGTTAGCTCAGACGAATACTCAGCAGTATGGTATCCAAATGGGTTTACTACTGATTTAGGCGGAGCCAATGTAGTTGTTCCATCGAGTCACATGATGTTAAAAACTATTGCATTGAGTGATCAAGTAAGTTATCCTTGGTTTGCTCCTGCAGGAACACGCCGCGGCGGAATTACTAATGCAACTTCAGTTGGATTTATCGATGCAATATCGGGGGAATTCCAAACAGTTGCCTTGAATAACGGACAACGCGACACATTGTATGATTTAAGACTGAATCCTATTCCGTTTTTTGTTGGAGTCGGGCACGTTGCTTACGGTCAAAAAACATTAGCTAGAAATGCTAGCGCATTAGATAGAATTAACGTGGCTAGATTAGTAGTTTACTTGCGTAGTCAGTTAAATCGTCTTGCTCGTCCTTACATTTTTGAACCTAATGATAAAATCACAAGAGACGAAATTAGAGGAGCAGTAGAGAGTCTGTTGCTAGAATTAGTCGGTTTACGAGCATTATACGACTTTGCAGTTGTATGTGACGATTCAAACAATACGCCAGCAAGAGTCGACCGTAACGAGCTATGGGTAGATGTTGCCATTGAGCCTGTTAAGGCTGTGGAATTCATCTATATTCCATTACGTATACAAAATACAGGAGAAATTTAAAATGGCATTATCATCATTAAATAGAATTTCAGTACCTCCTTCAGGTGCTAATAGCAATACCGCTTTGCTAATGCCAAAACTAAAATATCGCTTTAGGGTGATACTGTTAGGATTTGGTGTGGAAGCAAGCACTGAGCTTACTAAACAGGTATCGGATATTACACGACCAAATGTTTCATTTGAAGAAATGGAACTTCCTGTGTATAACTCGAAAGTATTCTTGGTAGGCAAACCTACCTGGGAAACTTTATCATTATCATTGAGAGACGATGCTAGCGGAAACGTTACTAAGTTAGTTGGACAGCAGATTCAAAAGCAGTTCGACTTCTTAGAGCAAGCAAGTGCAAGAAGCGGTATCGATTACAAATTTCAAATCAATCTAGAAGTAATAGACGGTGGTAACGGCGCCATCGAAGCGACTGTTCTAGAAAAATGGGAAATTTACGGTTGTTTTGTTACTGCTGCAGACTACGGCGACATGAACTACGGTTCAAGTGAGCCTGCTACTGTGTCGTTAACTATACGGTATGACAATGCTGTACAGTTCAAAGGTAATAACGGAACAGGCGTTGATCGTGGTATCGGTGCAAATGTTGGCAGAACTATCGGCGACATTACTACAGGCCGCAGTTAAAATCCAAAATAAAAAACCCAGGAATTCCTGGGTTTTTTTATGACATAAATATATGTATGGATAAATTTACTAGATTTTTGACAGGAGTAGGCGACGGGCTCACGACTCCAAAAGGAGTAATGGCCAATTGGACACATGCTACTCAATTATATGTTAACGACACGTATAGACTATCGCCTCGAACAAAATTCTTATTCTACGTTAGGTTTGAATTAGAAAAATCTGTAATTAGTTCAGTTAAATTTTCTCAAAAGCATGCTGATGAAGTTGGGTTTTTAATTAAATCTACAGACTTGCCAAAGTTTAAATTCGATGCTGTAACAAAAAATCAGTATAACCGAAAAAAGATATTTTACAAAAACTTTTCGTATGAACCGATCACTATGACTTTTCATGACGACAGCAATGGAATTATGAACGCATTATGGGCATTGTATATGAGCTCATATGTGCAAGATAGATTAAACCCAATGCAAGCATACAGCGCAACAGCACTACGCCCTGCAGGCACTGCATTAGATGGTTTTCGATACGGGCTAGACAAAGAAGGCAGAACTTCGGACTTTATCAAATCGATCAGCATTTATACTATGAGCAGACGACGATTCTTAGGATATACTCTTGTTAATCCTAAGATAATTAGTTGGAGTCATGGCGGTAGCGATTATTCAGCCAGCGAATTTAATGAAAATACTATGAATATCGAATACGAGTCAGTTTTTTATACTGGCGGCAACGTAGCTAGAGATACTCCTAAAGGATTCGCTACGCTGTATTACGATTTAGTTCCTAGTCCGTTGTCAGTTGTCGGTGGCGGAGTTGAAAATTTATTAGGATCGGGCGGAGTATTAGATGGGCTAGAAAGTATATTCGGAGATCTACAAACTGGAAATGCATTCGATCTGACTAACGGAGGAGCATTTAACGCAGCAGTTAAAGCAGTAAATACTGTACGAAATGCCAGTAAATTAACCGGGTCGTCCATTGGAAATGAATTGTTAGGTTTAGTAAGTAGTCGGCAAGGCATTTCTAATACACTTAGCGCAATAGGTTCTATATTTCCAAAAACACCAACTAATAATTTGCAAAATACTACAGCAACACAAAAACCAGTAGTTCCTAAAGAGTAACAATTAACTATGTCTACAAATTTACCTTCTCCGTTAAAACAGGATAGTGGCCGAGCTACTACTTTATACTTTAATAATTACGGAGTTATTCCAGTCGAGTTTTCGGCAAATGAAGTTACTGCCTCTGTTTCTTTTTTCGAATCAAAAGGCTTTGACAAAGACGCATCGACGTCAGTTGCAACAGTAATTTTAAATCAGGCTAAGACCGATGGACTTCCTGTTTATTCCATCTTGGATACGTTAAAAGATTTTAATGGTGTTCAAATTAGTGCGTTGGTTGCAGAAATTTTAAACAATAGTAGACCTGCCACATCTGCATTAGGGTATAAAAATGTATCATTAACTAACAATAATAAATCTAGGAATATTGCAGCATAATGGCAAATTTTGCACAAGGCAGATTCACAGTTAAGAATCCTCAAAAATATGTAGGCAAGCGGACACCACTAGCTCGAAGTAGTTGGGAATTCGTTTTTATGAAAATGTTAGACGAGCACCCAGGAGTTGAAAGTTGGGCTAGCGAAAGTATTCAAATACCATATAGAGATCCATTGAGTGGAAGAAATACTATATACGTGCCAGATTTTTTTATTGTGTATGTTGATAAAAATGGTAAAAAAAATGCTGAACTAGTCGAAGTAAAACCTGAGAATCAAACTAAATTAGAAAGCGTAGGAAAAAGTAGATACAATCAGGAACAATACGTAAAAAATATGGCCAAGTGGGAAGCAGCAACAGCTTGGTGTAAACAGCAAGGTATCAAATTTCGAGTCATTAACGAGAATGATATTTTCCATCAAGGCAAAAAAAGAAGATAAGTATTAATATGACCAAAAAATTAGAAGAAATTTTCAACCTCGACGAAGCTAAGAAATTAATTCCTATAAAAGCGGAAGAAGTCAAAAGTCTTAACGACAGTTATAAAGCAGTAGCAAATATAACTAAAGATCTGCCGATGATAAAAGAACTTAATAATCTCGACGAATCAGAATTAGACCATTTAGCTAAGAAAGCAGAAGAGGCTTATGATAATCTTATGGACCTTGGTATGAATGTTGAAATTCGTTATAGTAGTAGATTATTTGAAGTTGCTAGTTCGATGATGAAAAATGCAATAGATGCTAAAGCTGCTAAAATTGATCGTAAACTAAAAGCGGTAGATTTACAATTAAAAAAATATAAAATTGATAAAGATGCTAATGAAGATCCTAATAATATAATGAACGGAGAGGGTTATGTTATAACTGACAGGAACGACCTCCTTAAGAAATTAACTCAGAAGAGCTAAATATTACTATGAAAACATTTCGAGAATATCTCATTGAAACTACAAAAATTTACAACTTTAAAGTTAAAGTTGCAGGAGACCTTCCTGAAAATTTTGAAAAACAATTAAAAGACCGTTTGGAAAAATACAAAATTGTAACATTTGAAAAAATGAAAACAACACCAGTTCAACAAGTGTTGTTGGATTTTCCAGAATTAAAAAATGTAGAAGTTACAATCTTTGAAGTGATACTGGAATATCCAGTAACATCTCCAGAAATTTCTGCAGAAATTAAAGATATAGGCGTCGACGAAACTTATTTTCGAGTTCGAGGAAGTGGAGAGCCTTCTGAAGTTGATCAATTACAAATGAATTCAGAGCCAGTAAGCGAGCCATTATTAGATGTTATCGATATGGACGCAGGCTGCGGCAAAATTAAACATAAAGATTATTTCGGAGACGAATTTAATAAAGATTTCTTGAAAGATTTGGCTAAAATAGCTAAAGATAGAAACAAGTCAAATGCAAAGGGAGAGTACAAACTTCCTAAAGTTAAAGATGACAAACTAGGTAAAAAAAGTGCAATAGGGAGTTAACATGGATTACCACAAATTAATACAAAGATTAGCTGAAATAAATCAGCCAATACAAGAATGTGGGGATATGATGTCCCCAATGACAAGTGCATCACCGGATGTCAATAAATCGACATCATCGATGAGTTTAAGTTTAAATGCACAAGGAGTAGAGGACATTAAAGAATTGATGAAGTTGGTTGCAAAAGTTAATCCTGATATGCCAACGCCTACTCCTATGTCGGGGATTTCGCCAGGAATGTCTCAACCGTCATTTGATGTAAGTATTGGAAGTGGCAGCAAACCCGATACTACAAATGAAATTGCTCCATTAGCTGCAGTTGGTGCAGGCATAGGACGTGCTGCTATGGGTGCCGCAGGAGCAGGAACAGTCGGAAAATCGTTAGGTAGTATAGCTGGTCGATCTGTCGGAAGCGCCGCTTCTAATCTGATATCCACAGACGATGATACAGACGATTACGAAGACGATCCTGAACTCGAAAGTAGCGAATACGAAAACGAACCCGACGAAGATTATAAAGATATTGATTATATTACCAATAAAGTAGCAGGCGGATTGAGCAAGCCGCAACGCAGTTATCCAAAAGTTGCAGGCGGTGACAACCCCATGCAAAAAATATCACAAATGGAAGGCGCAGAATTACGTGCTGCGATCCGTTCAGAATTGTTACAACGATTAGCAGAAGCTAAGGGAGCAAAATAATGTCAGGGTTTCAACAAGATACAAATCAATTACAACCAACGTTTTATCGAGTAGTATTAACGTTAGCTGGCGGCACAGGAACATATCCTACAGCAGATGGCAATGACAACGGTGCAGTCTATACACAAGACTATAGTCAATTTGCAACAAAGCCCGCAACCGCAGTAGTTGCCAAACGTGTAGCTAGAGGTCATCAACGATTTTTAGGCATCATCGACGAAGTTGCTAAGCATGCAGATGCACAGATAATTGATGTTGAATTCACAAGTGCTGGCTCCGCCGATGCAGTTAATCAACCTACTCAAGTCAAGTTTACAGTACGATACGATAGAGATGCTAACGTGTTACCAAGCACACGAGCAGAGCTGTTTTCTAGTAATGGCAACTATAATGATGCAGGTGGAAACGCAGTAACTACTACAGCACAGGCAGTCCGTCAATTGGTAGTAAATGGAATTACCCGCGTTAATTACGAAAAGTTTATGCGTGTTTATGCAGAAGACGAAGCAGGCGAGCGTGTAGAATACTTAACGGTAACTACTCCTGATGCTGCAGCAGATGTGTATGCTGACACTGCGGTTACATTATTAGACGGCACTACCGTTATAAATCCTTAAATTTATAAACTCAGATAGCACCTTCGGGTGCTATTTTTTTTATTAAATACGGTACGGAGAAATAATATGGCCAAAAGTTTAGATGGCAATTTAATTAAAAAAGCACATGCTCCTCAACGATACACTCTTGAGGAAGTAAATCATGTGCAAGCCTGCATGGATCCAATTACTGGGCCTTTGTATTTTTGTAAAAACTTTATTAAGATACAACATCCTGTAAGAGGAAGTTTGCCTTTTGAGCCTTACGGTTTTCAAGAATCACTGATACAAGCGTTCACCGAAAATAAACAATGTGTCGCCATGTTGCCACGACAAATGGGTAAAACTACTTGTGCAGTAGGATATTTACTGTGGTTTACTATGTTTACTGCTGAATCACAAGTACTAATTGCAGCACACAAATATGAAGGTGCACAAGATATCATGAACAGATATCGGTATGCATACGAAAATTTGCCCGATTTTATTCGAGCAGGCGTGTACAGTTATAATAGAAATACTATCGAATTTGACAACGGATCTCGGATTCAAGCAACTACTACAACTGAAAATACAGGTCGTGGTAAGTCATTATCGTTAATTTATTGCCTAGATGGAGACACTACTACGGTTCGAGTTCGGAGTAAACTAACATTAGTTGAAGAGGATATAACATTGACTGCACTGTATGCTAGGTTAAACAGTAATGCTAAAATTATCGAATGACGAGTTCGCATTCGTATAAATACTGTATGAAAACCAAACTCGATCAATTTATTTCTAGAAATCAAAAACGAAATAGTCACTTATACCAAGCTGGATTAACAATAGGATACGACTTTGTAGTGTGTCCTATTAGTAATCAACGTCTCAGCATGATCAAGGACAACTACATAACAAATGTTCTACAGATGTCACTTGACAAATATCCAATTACCCAACGTATTTGCAACAAACGAAAAGAAAATATTAAAGCAGGATTGCAAATTATTGACGCAACTACTGGTTTAACCAAGTACGAACTAGGTCAATTGAAGGCGAGAGCAATATTGCGCCAGGTTGATTCTACTGGGTTAAGTGGGTATGCCAAGAAGGGTCAACGCACTCGTGCCACCCATATGGATAATATTGATAAGTTGGGCAGAAATGGATATCGTAGACAAGCAGATTATAGGTTGAATACAGTGTTGCCTTCGGGATTAACTATTGAACAATCTGCACATATCAAACAACGAGATACACTTATTAAAAATGGAAAATCTGGAACTGGCGGAGCAAGTAAGTTATCTAAGAAAATATTACATCCTGTAATAGAATTTTTAAACGTTAATAATATAAAATATTATTTTGATTTAACAGAGTTTGGTATAAAAGATACAGATACTGGCAATTTTTATTTTTACGATTTGACTATACCCGATTTCCATATAGCAATAGAGTACCAATCGTCAGCCTGGCATTCTGATCCTACACTAAGTGAATCCGAATGGAGTAACTGGAAGCCACCGCGCGGCAACAAAAAAACTGCTGACGAATGCTTGCAATATGACTATAACAAAGCAAAGGCATTATATAAACATAGAAAAATTGTCACTTACTATGTTTGGCAACGTAGCCAAGAACGTGATATTGAGGATATAATATGTTTGTTGAAAACACTGATTACGAAATACTAACTCCGTCTGGGTGGAAAGAGTTTCGGGGAATAACGTCAACTGGAGAAAAGATAGTTTTTACTATTACGCTTGAAAATGGAGCTACCGTTTCTGCTACAGCCGAGCATTATTTTTTTGTTAATAACGAAAAGATTCAGCTTAAGAATTTGTTAGTTGGCAATTACATTGATACAACAGAAGGATGTGCTAAGATAACTTCAATTAACTGTATCGGGCAATCAGCAGTTTATGACATTGTTGAGGTTGACGATGAAAGACATCGATTTGTTGTAAACCATTGTTTTATAACGAAAAATTGCGATGAATTCGCTTTTGTGCAACCTCCCGAAAAGGCAAAAGAATTCTGGACTGCATTAAGTCCTACGTTGTCAACAGGTGGTAAATGTATTATTACATCAACTCCTAACTCCGACGAAGATCAGTTTGCTCTTATTTGGACAGAAGCCAATAAAAAATTCGATCAACACGGAAACGAACAAAAGGTAGGTACGAACGGATTCTTTCCATTCTTTGCTCCGTGGACCGAGCATCCTTTACGTGATGACGAATGGGCAAGATTAGAACTTAGTAAAATTGGTGAAGAGCGATTCCGCCGTGAGTTTGGATGTGAATTTCTAATCTACGATGAAACATTGATTAATTCTGTTAAATTGGCAGAACTGTCTGGCAAGGAACCGGTAATGAATATGGGCCAAACCCGATGGTATAAAGATATTGATCCAAGATCTACATATTTAATAAGCCTTGACCCTAGTCTAGGCACCGGCGGAGATAATGGCGCTATACAAGTATTCGAATTACCAGCTATGACGCAGGTTGCAGAATGGTATCATAATTTAACTCCGATACAAATGCAGGTAAAACACTTACGAGATGTATGCAAATATATCGAAGATAGAGGAAAAGAAAAGGGCGGAATTCCACAAATATATTATTCAGTTGAAAATAATAGTATAGGCGAGAGTGCATTAATTTGCATACAGAATATAGGAGAAGATCAATTTCCTGGAATGTTTTTATCTGAGCCTGTTCGTAAAGGACATGTACGACGGTTTCGAAAAGGATTCAATACTACTCATAAAGAAAAAATATCTTCGTGTAGTCAGTTAAAACACATGATCGAAACTAAGAGTATGACTATTAATTCCAAACCGTTAATTTCCGAATTAAAAACCTTTATTGCAGCCGGATTAGGGTTTAAGGCAAAGTCCGGGGAACACGATGATTTAGTTAGTGCAGTATTGCTAATAGTTAGAATGGCAAAGATATTAGCCGATTGGGATCCAAAAGTTTACGAAAAAATGACAGAAAGAATATCAGAAGATGACATGCCAATGCCTATCTTTGTTACTAGCAATTATTAATAAATATACATATGAATGTAACCGACAACATAGCAACTGATTTATTCTATAAAATTAGAAGCCGATTTCGTGGATTAAAACTTGGAACTGAAGACGGCACAATTACTATTAATCCCCAAGAAGCTAGGTTCTTTGACTTTGATTACACAGAAGGAATAAACGCTTTAGGACATGTAAGTATAAGTCTTGCAGAAGAAAATTCGATGAAAGTTTATTTTTCATCTGGTATTACTACTAGAATGGATCCTGTTCAAAAGACAACATGGTATAGTTTTTTAAGAGAATTAAGACAATTTTCTAAACGTAGACTAATGTCGTTCGATAATAGAGATATTTCAAAAGATAACTTAGATGAACGAGATTATGCATTTTTAAGCCAGAATGCATTAAAAAAACAACAACACGGTAATAACAATAAAATGAAACAAGACACTACACCTGATATACCATCTATGGGAGAAAGCGTTATGAATGAAAACGCAATGTACGGAACTAAAAACATGAGTTTTCAAAAATTAATGGATACTCGATTAATTATTAAACATAGTCAACCATTAGTCGACGATATGCAGCCAGGTGCACGGACTAGACACATTTCTGCACTGTTTGTAGAAAATCAAGACGGTGAACGTTTTAAATATCCGTTTATTCACTTGTCCGGTGCTAGAGCTATGCAGCGACACGTAGCCAACGAGGGTGTGCCATACGATGATATCGGTAAAAGTATTATTTCAATGAGTGAACAAATTGCCCAGCTTCGTTCATTTAACAGCTATGTATCTCGCAACGATTTAATGAATAGTGATACTAACAGTATCGTCGAACGTAGTTCGACGGCACTCAACACGCTACGCGAACAATTAAAAAAATTATCAAGACAAAACTATTACGAAAGTTATAAACAAGGTTTTACAATACAAGAAATGCCAGAAGTGCCACTAGATGTAGTAGAGGACTTTACTCAAAAGTTTACAGTTCGAAATTTTAAAGAAGATATCAAAACAGTATTTCCTGTGTTGTACAAACTTATGCAAGAAGATAGTGAAATCGACTACGACGATATAGTAGATATGACATCGGTCGACGATGAACCTATCCACGAAAGTACAGAAGAAGACTACGATCCATTTGCTCAGTTTGAAGAGTGGGCAATGACATTGGGTGAACGCAGTGCTATTCAAGAACCAGACCAACAAGAATCTTCAATTACAGCATTGAATCAATTAATGGGTCAAGAATTTCCAGCAGGAGTCGATGGAGTGAACGCTATCGAAAGCTTGTCGGGAATTATAGAAGACCCTTCGCTGTTTAGTGCTATAAAGCAGGCAGCTAAATCAGATCCTGAAACATGTGTCAGACCGCTTGTTAAACAGTGGCTCGAAAGTAATACTCCGGAATTATTGGATAGCATTGATTTCGGAGATACGACAGAAGAAAATTTTGAAGGAATATACCAAGAAGAAAATATGAGTAATATCGGAGATACAAACACGCAATATGGACAATTTGATTTAGTACTTAATGGATGGCATAATCCGAAATTTGATCCATCAGATACCGACAATGACATCGGAGAAGAAATACCAATAGGTATTAATTATACAGCTAGCGAAGAAGGTAGTTATTATCCTGCCAACCAAGAACAGCCTGCAGAAAATCCTGACTTAAATATCGAATTCACTGAAATTATTGATTTAGAAACAGGCGAAGATATTACCGACCAGGTCGATGCTGATGAGTTAAGTGAATACCTTATCAGAAACGAATACGTCGAAGCAAGCGGCCAAGATTATGATATGGAAAGTCGAGAAGATGACTACGGTGATAACCATCGTCCTAAAAAGAGCGATGTGCCAGCAGCTATTCGAAAATCAAAAGGCGGCGACTGGAAAACTACTCCTAGTGATATAAGAAATGACAGAGCAAAGAATATGAGCTCTAGTGAATGGATTAAAAATTATAATAAAAACGAAAGCTCACAAAATAGTAACAGAGTAAACTCTAAAGAACTTGCTGAATTTATTCATAGTTTTTACGATAAAGCATCGAATAGTTTTCCTAAAGGACCAGAAAGCGTAGCTACTATGGTGGGTAAAAAATTCGGAGAGCAAGCAGAAAATGCTGCTAGAAAATTTGTCGAACGTATGGCTCCTCGGCAAACCGACAACACCATGAATGAACTATCGCGTATTCACGAATTATCGGGAATTTCAAAACCTATCACAGACGATGCAGTAAATGAACTTGACTACGATTCTTTTAGCAACAGTGACGAGCTTCAAATGCTTAGAGATGCTATTAAAAAGAATATCTTAGTAAGTGTTGCGTTTGTTAAAAAAGATGGCACAGTAAAACACATGGGTGTTAAGAGTAATCTTAGTTCGTATGTTCATAGCACAAATCCAAAAACAGACAAACAAGCAAATGCCGAACAAAATAACGACATTAAGAAAGTAGTTGATATCAATGCATACATTAAAAAATTAAAAGAACTAAAAGCTGCTGGCATGGAAGAGACTCAAGCAAAGTCAGAAGCAGCAAAAACTGCTTGGCGTAGCATTAACTTAAAAAATGTACTAGGTTTTATGGTACGTGGACAATTTGTTGACTTGCGTGACGAAAACGAAATCCAACAAAGATTCGGAGATGACATTTACAATTCAGTTACTAGCTCGATGAAATCTGTTTTGGCACAAACACAGGCAGCTGCTGAAAGTCCTGCTGCAAGTGCAGTACAAGGAGAAGCATACGCATCACCGATGGGTAATATGTATCACCCAAGGATGAAAAACGATGAGTTAGTTATTGATAAAATAGTTTCAGTAGACGGTAACGAAATATCAGCAACAGGCACAGTATATGATCATACCGATGGCGATTCTCCTGTAGAAGTTGTATTTGAAAAAACCGACGCCGGATTAGAGATAATTCAAGTTATTGATCTTGAATATGAAGAATCAGATACCGGAGGTCCCGGTCCTGAAATCCCACTCGATAATATCGAATTCGATTCTGATGCTGTTATGAAATTGATCGATCAATTTTCTGGAGGCGAAAGCAGCCATTATTCTACAGAGATGGAAAGGATTAAAGAGCTGTCAGGTATGAAGCAATTGACTTAATATTACTCAAAATAAAAAGGCTCGAAAGGGCCTTTTTTATTGGCAAAAAAATATCATTTTATTATCCAAATATATTGAATTTACTAAATAAAAAGCACATACTAGTTATGTGCATTAGGCATTAGCATTTTAAGGCATATTAAAAAGGAGATATTTAAAATGGCATCATTAGCAGAAATTCGTGCAAAATTGCAGGAATCACAAAACAAATCATCAGGCAGCTCTTCGGGCGGCGACAACGCAATATATCCACATTGGAATATGCAAGAAGGTAAAGATGTAGTACTTAGATTTTTACCAGATAGCGATCCTAAGAATACTTTTTTCTGGGTAGAGCGTGCAATGATTAAATTACCATTTGCAGGAATCAAAGGCGAAACAGATAGCAAACCTGTTATTGTTCAAGTACCGTGCGTCGAAATGTACAACGACGGATCGGTTTGTCCTATATTAGCAGAAGTAAGAGGGTGGTTTAAAGATAAAACCCTAGAAGAAATGGGTCGTAAATATTGGAAGAAACGCAGTTACATTTTCCAAGGATTTGTAGTAGAAGATCCTATCAACGAAGAGAAAACTCCCGAGAATCCTATTCGTAGATTTGTCATTAGTCCGCAGATTTATCAGATTGTTCGTTCATCTTTGATGGATCCTGAGTTAGATGAATTACCAACAGACTACCTTAAAGGTCTGGACTTCCGTATTACTAAATCATCAAAAGGCGGATACGCAGATTATTCTACTAGTAAGTGGAGTCGTCGTGAGCGGTCATTGACGTCGGAAGAAACTAGTTCAATTGATCAATATGGCTTGTTTAATTTATCAGATTTCTTGCCAAAGAAACCTACTGACGTTGAACTAAAAGTAATGAAAGAAATGTTCGAAGCATCGGTGGACGGCGAGCCATACGATATGGAACGTTGGGGACAATACTTTAAACCTTCAGGTATGAGCCAAGCAACAGGCGATCCTAATCGTTCTGTATCTGTATCTGTTCCAGCAAGTAAGCCAGTTGAAGTAGTTGACGAGGAAGATCATATTCCGCCACAACCTAAAGTTAACTTGGCAGATGCAGGTAGCAACTCGGAAGGTGCAAGTCGTGCCCAAGACATCCTAGCTAAAATTAGAAGCAGACAGCAAGGATAATCATCAGTAGGGGGAATTCCCCCTACTTCAACGGAGAATAATAATGACTAAATTAAACAAGTTAGTAAGGGTAGGAGAGTCTATCACTGTTAATCGTTACGATAATGGGTTTATGGTAGAAGTTAATGGCAGAGATAGTGAATCAGATTACAAAACATCTAAAATTTTATGCACTACTGAAGAAGAAATGGTGTGGGTAATAAAAGAGTGGTTAAGTATGGAGATGGATAACTAATGGCAAAAGCATTTGATATTTCAAAATTTAGAAGAAGCATTACTAAAAGTATCGACGGACTTAGTATTGGGTTTAACGATCCTACTGATTGGGTCAGTACTAACAATTATGCATTAAACTATCTAATCAGTGGAGATTTTAATCGAGGTATTCCATTAGGCAAAGTAACAGTATTTGCTGGTGAATCCGGAGCAGGTAAAAGTTTCATTTGTTCAGGAAACTTGATTAAGAACGCACAAGCGCAAGGTATTTTTCCAATCTTAATTGACACAGAAAATGCACTCGATGAAGCATGGTTGCATGCACTTGATGTCGATACTAGTCCAGACAAATTGCTTAAACTTAATATGGCAATGATCGATGACGTAGCAAAGACTATTACAGAATTTGTTGCAGAATACAAAACAATGCCTGAAGAAGACAAACCAAAAATATTGTTTGTGATTGACTCATTGGGCATGCTACTAACACCAACAGACGTTAATCAGTTCCAAGCAGGCGATTTAAAAGGTGATATGGGCCGTAAACCCAAGGCACTAACAGCACTTGTACGTAACTGTGTTAATATGTTCGGTGCTCATAATATCGGGCTAGTTGCTACTAATCATACGTATGCAAGTCAAGACATGTTTGACCCAGATGATAAGATTAGCGGCGGGCAAGGTTTTATCTATGCAAGTAGTATCGTAGTAGCTATGCGTAAATTAAAGCTAAAACTCGATGCAGACGGTAATAAAACTTCAACTGTACAAGGCATTCGTGCAGCTTGCAAGATTATGAAAACACGCTACGCAAAACCATTTGAAAGTGTACAAGTTGAAATTCCTTATGAAACAGGTATGAGTCCGTACAGCGGTTTAGTTGATTTGTTCGAAGCTAAAGGCATGCTCAAGAAAGAAGGAAACAGTCTTGTATATACTACCCGCGATGGCGAAATTATTAAACAGTTTCGTAAAGCATGGGAACGTAATGAGAAAGATGGATTAGACATTATTATGGAAAATGTTTCAAAACACGGCGAAATAACTGCTTCAGAGATAACTAATACAGTTGAACCTGAAACGGAGATTTAAAATGAAAGAAGATTTAATTGCAGACTTGTGGACAGTTATAGTAGAGCATATTCCTGAGAAACACAGGAAAGATGTTGCTGCAGATTATATTAATACCTTGTTGGATCACGGAACTAAAGAAACTGTTATTCAAGATTTAATGGGTATTGATCCGTACTTAGATTATGCTGTCGGATATGTTATCGATAACGATGAAATAGAAGTCGAAGAAGATGACGATTTTTACGACGAAGATGAGGATTAATGAACTGGTATGATCGAGTATCTAAAGACATTTCAAATATTCCAGATGCGGCATTGTATTATGCTGAAGAATTAATTTCGGCAAAACAAGATGTTCGAATATCTGGAAATATTGAAAAGGCAAGTTCGTTAATGCCAGGGATCGTTGAGCAAAGATTTAATCAATTACAAGAGATCGAAGGCATACTAGAATATCTTAATATCGAGTTACGTCGCCTTCGTAGCCAACATTTTCGTAAATATCTTGAAAATTATCAACGTTCGTTGAGTAGCAGGGATTGTGAGAAGTTTGTAGACGGTGAAGCAGATGTAGTTGATTTTGAAAAAATCATCAACGACTTTGCACTACTTAGAAATAAATGGATTGGCATTATTAAAGCACTAGATCAAAAACAATGGCATTTAAGTAACATTGTTAAACTACGTGTATCGGGTCTTGAAGACGCAAGTCTTTAACTTTACAATGTTTGATAATAAAAATAGGTATATGATTATACCTATTTTTATTGACTTTCAATACCAAATTTAATAAAATAGTATTATGAAAACTCCAGACACTCTTGAAGATGCGTTAACTTTGTTAATGGATAATTTAACGTTAGATACTAAATTGAGTAACAATTCTGTCGATGTTTTTTACAGTTTAATGTCGGCTATCGATATTTACAATGCATTAACTGTTAACCAAGGTCATCTTTTAATTAAGTTGTTTTCTGAAAATAAAAAAATTATTTCAGAAACAGTAAACATTGAACCGTTGCTTGCTTTTCCGGTGTGGAAATATAAATTTAGAATATTGGATATAACTAAATCTGTAAGTATTGAAAAAGACGATATTGGTAAATTATGGATATTACTAAAATTTCCTTACCAACTAATAAAAGATTTTGAAGAAAGTATTTCGGTAGATAAGGCTTTTCAAGAAGTAGCGTGGGATGCAGAACGACGATTAAAAAAATTAAACTTTTATGATTTCAATATTATTGCTATAAATGAATTTGTTATTAAACATGATTTTTTTATTGACAACACATTTGTAGAAGCCGTTAATCGAGTGGAAGAAATTTGGCAACAAGAATATAAATTTAAGCCATACAGTGTTATTGAAAATAATAAAGTAGTTTTACAGAATGCTGTTACAGATGCATTGACGTACTTTAATCAGTATCGTACAGAAGAATTAAATCAAGACTTGTTTTTGGCAAAATCTATGGGGTTCGTCGCTACTCTCGATCATCCTCCTGTATCAGTAGTTGAAAAAATTGCATCCGATTCTCATTCTCATTTTTGGATGAAATCTAATAAAGAATTCTTTCAATTGTATCAAGAGGTTGATTCACTAACTGCTATTATTATAGATAGAAATACAAAAGATGTTTTGCATTGGCTTACTCAGTTTTTAAAAGCCGCCAAAGATGCCGGAGTAAACACTGATGAATTTAGAGTATGCTATAGAGAATCTAAAAACAATAAAATAATGTTGAACGATTGGATTAAAGAAAATAACTTAGGCGGAAGTGTAGAAAGTGGTAAGTTGTTTATTTTTCTACAGAAACCTGCCAAATGGATATTTTCAAAAAAAGTTGATATAAAAATTATAGGAACTAACAGTTACTCCTCAGTAACTGATATGCCAACAGCTGCCTGGATGGTCTCTCATCCTTGTGTTTGCTATATTAGTAATATACGTCCAACTAAAATAAGGAACAAACAAATTGCCTCGTTGTAACATAATAATAAAAGATGAAGTAAACATAAAAATAGAAGGATTGGCTGTTGAAACTAGAAGAAAAATAGTTAATAAATTAAAATATGAATTACCATATGCCCGCCATATGCCTGCATTTAAATTAGGCAGATGGGACGGAACTAAGACTTATTTTGGAATAGGCGGCAACGGATATCTTGCTCACCTCGATGTAATCCTTCCTATCATTGAAAATGACGGGTATGACGTCGATGTAGAAGACAATCGTATATTGCAGAATGATATTAATTTTGAAATCGTTACTGAGAATTACTGGGCCGATAAAGGAAAGACATGGCCTGCCGGCCATCCTAATGCAGGGCAACCTATTGTACTGCGCGACTATCAATATGAAGTAGTTAACATGTTTCTACAAAACACACAAAGTCTGCAAGAAATAGCAACTGGTGCAGGCAAGACAATTACTACAGCTACATTAAGTCACTTGTGTGAGCCTTACGGGCGTACAATGGTAATTGTACCTAACAAGAGTCTGGTAGTGCAAACTGAAGAAGACTATATTAATTTAGGATTGGATGTAGGCGTATATTTTGGCGACAGGAAAGAACTAAACAAGACTCATACAATTTGTACTTGGCAAAGTCTTAATGTGCTTGACAAGAAAAGCTACGATACAGACTCGTTAACACTTGCAGAATTCTGCGAAGGCGTATGTGCAATTATTGTCGACGAGGTGCACCAAGCAAAGGCAGACGTATTGACAAAATTGTTAACTCAGAATTTTAAAAATTGTTATATAAGATGGGGGTTAACTGGAACTATACCAAAAGAAGATTGGGAATTTCAGGGCATACTCGCCAGCATAGGGCCAGTTATTAATCAAGTATCTGCACACGATCTTCAAAACAAAGGCGTGCTAGCACAGTTACACATTAGTATTTTGCAAACTCCTGATATAGAAGTATTTCGAAATTACCAAGAAGAATATACTTGGCTAGTAACTGATGATACAAGAGTATCGTGGATAGCTAATAAAATTAAAGATATTTCGCAATCAGGAAATACATTAATTTTAATTAACAGAATCGAAACTGGAAGTATAATCCAGAAAAAACTATCAATGTTACTCGATGTTCCTGAATCCGATATACCATTTATCAATGGTAGTGTAAAATTAAACGATAGGAAAGATGAATATGATGAGATTAAAACAAGTGATAATAAGATTATTGTGGCGACCTACGGTGTGGCTGCTGTGGGTATTAATATTCCTCGTATTTTCAATCTTGTTCTTATTGAACCCGGCAAGAGCTTTGTTAGAGTTATACAGAGTATTGGACGAGGAATTAGGAAAGCGCAAGACAAAGATCACGTAGAAATCTGGGATATTACTAGCCAGTGCAAGTATTCAAAAAAGCATCTTACTGAACGTAAAAAGTTTTATAAAGATGCGCAGTACCCGTACACAATAACCAAGGTAAAACCATGAAAATTTTAACACTAGATAATGCAGCATTTGATTTAAAGGACCTTCCTGATGAAGTCGAGGATATCAGGTTCAGCGTCTTAGATAACAGTAATCCCTTTGATCCGGATTTCTTTTTTATGCCTTTGATCTTTCTAGAATCATTTAACAGTCCTGCAATTTTATTAAACATTGGCGGGTACGAAGTTCAAATGCCATTAGATTGGAGTATAGTAGTTGCTGATAAAGAAAGTGGCCTTGATCCAGAAGTGCTACCGTTAACTAGTTTAAATGAAAGAGGATTCGAATCGTTTATCTTTAATCCGATAAAAGGATTTAAACCAGATTATTTATCTATCGAAATAGTAAATATTTTTCAAGATGTGCGATGGTATTTTCCTAAAATGAAAAACGGCCAGTTATTAACGGTGCCCATAGTAGAAGGTTTTAATCCGCCTTGTGCTTTTTTTGTTAAAGAAATTTCTAGACAAAGTGAAATTTTACAATTAGATAGGCTAATTTAAAAAGTATTAAATAGTTTTGTTAAGCAAGGGAAATCTTATGTCTGATATAATAAACAAAATTACAGAGTACACAGTATTTGAAAGTCCGGACGGAGGAGAAACTATATATGCTCGAACGTCCGGGCAAACTGCTAGAGTAAAAATATCAGAGAGTGAAAGAATAGTATCTCTCCGTGATGAAGTGCGAGAAAATGAATTGTGGAATAAAATTCGAAAAAATGCAAAAACTAATTTAACATTGCAACACGCTTTGAATAATGCTATATTAATATACCACTTGAGTAACGAGAAAAATAATGAAAAATAAACACGTAGATTTGTTCGGCAGGATTATTCCATCAATCGATCGTAAAAATACTAGTCTATGGGACGAAGTGTCTGAAGAAGGCAGAAAAGAAATACGAGGAGATTTTTGGGTATTGAATAGATTCATCAGTACTATATCTCCTCCTAAATATAGTAACGGCAGACACCGCACTCCTACCAGAGAAGAAACAGAATGGTTTGTAGAAAATGTCAACGAAAAATATAATAAAAATTGGTTTGTGATACAAAAGCATCCTAAGCTGATATGGTTAACTCTTTGTAGTACCGCACACAGTAGCAAGAAAGAATACTTTCATGAATACATTCCTATAAAGAAACAAAAAAATAAAAAAATAGAATTTTTAGCAATGTTGTTTCCTGATAAAAAAATTGCTGATATCGAAACACTATCATTAATAACAACTACTAAAGAAATTAAGGAATACTGTGAAACACTTGGTTGGAATAAAAATGAAATCAGTAGCATTAAATTTTAAATGTGAATACTGTAAAAAATTATTTGCTAAAGAAAAAACATTAATAGTGCATGTGTGTGAGAAAAAAAGAAGATATCTTGATAAAAATCAAAAACATGTTCAAGTAGGATTGATTGCATTTCAAAAGTTTTACGATTTTGCACAAAAAGGAAAAACACAAAAAACGTTTGACGACTTTGCAACTAGCCCTTATTATACATCGTTCGTTAAATTTGGAAGTTTTGTAGTAAACACCTCCCCTATTTACACTGACAGATTTATTGATTTTATTATAAAAAGTGGAGTTAAGCTAGATCATTGGTGTAAGGACGATCTATATGACAAATATATAAGTGAGCTAATACGTATAGAACCGGCCGACGGAGCAATACAACGTTCTATTCAAACTATGATAGAATGGGGGGATTTAAATTCTGCGGAATGGAATCACTACTTTGCATACGTGAATTTAAACAGGGCCACTCACGATATCAAAGAAGGATTAATTAGTCCTTGGATATTATTAAATAGTAAGTCAGGAAAAGAATTACTGAGACGTATGAGCGACGAGCAATTAATGATTATTAGTCCTATTATTGATCCGACGTTTTGGTCTAGTAGATTCAAATCATTGCCTGCCGATGTAACATTATCGAAAGACGTCATAAAGGAGGCTACGATACTATAATGGTTAGAAGACGACCCGAACCACCAAAAGAAGAGTTGAAAGAGAATGAAGAATTTATTTCAGACGATAACATAGATATTTCTATCGCAGTTAGCGATGAAGAACCATTGGTATTTGTTTCGTTTAGCGGTTTTGAATGTGAAGAAGACGCAGAAGATTATGCAAAATTCTTAGCTGAAACACTGCCGTTATTGCTGTTTGAAAGTATAAGGATTCACTAAATGGATATTGATATTGACTTTTTTAATAGAGAAGCAGCACTCGCACTATTTAAAACAATCCCGGCTAGTCGGGTAGATCAGAATCAATTAATAAAACATGCTACAGGTGTGTACCTGCACGAAGTTCCTGTCGATGCAGTTACTGGACTATGCCAGATTCCGTATGACCAAGCAGAAAAAGAAGGTTATTTTAAAATTGACTTTCTCAATGTAGGGATATATAAGGGTGTTCGAGACGAAGAACATTTAGTAAAACTTATGGAGACTGAACCGATATGGGATTTACTGCAGCAGGAAGATTTTTGCAATCTGCTATTTCACGTGAACGGTCATTGGGATATTTTAAAAAAAATGAACCCTCAATCGATACCCCAACTTGCGGCAGTTTTGGCAATGATAAGACCAGCAAAAAGATATCTGATAGGCAAGACTTGGAACGAGGTTGGGACGGAAGTGTGGACGAAACCGACAAATAATGAATATTATTGGAAAAAGAGTCATGCTGTTGCGTATGCAACAGCAGTAGTAGTGCAAATGAATTTAATCTGCGAACAACTAGCTGTTAATGACGTTTAAAATGGTTTACGTACTAGGGTAATTGATTTTCTTTTAATTCGTTTAATAATGATATTGTTTAAGCTAGTACACGGGCCGATTATTACTTTCATGTCTTTCGTTGCAAAGTTCCTAATTGCATATTTAAAAGGAATCATATCTCGATTCAAAAATATGTTTATTGGAATTTGACGGTTTGATTCCCACCACCATACTTCTCCCAACTGCAAAAATGCGGCTTTGTCATAATCCGATCTCAATGCAGAGTAGTCGTACATGCTAGTAACTTGAGCATCTTGGTTAATGATTATTCCTACATATTCCTGCGTAACATGTGTTACAATACTAATAAATGGAAAGTTTTCTTTTAAGTTTTCTGTTATTCTCATAGATAAATATGTTAAGGGCTAAAATCGATATGCAACTCAATTCCGTTTATTTATATCCAAACAAGGTAGATGTGTTTACTAATTCTTTTTCTGATTGGCCCGTTGAGAGGTATCAAAGAGTGTATAATCGAAATTTAAAAATATATAAAGGTGTTGACAACAGAGTCGATTTCCAAGTCAGAAATAGTGACGAAAAAGTCCAATCTATTGCCGGAGCAGTTATTGTATTTTCTTTAAGTAATAAAGAAACAGGAGAATTAATCTTACAAAAAGATTGCATAGTCCAAAGTACTACAACAGGTAAAGTTTATGTGACTTTATCTGGAACAGATATGCAACGCATTGAAGCAGGTATGTATTTTTATTGTTTACATTCTGAAATTAGAAATAATATAGACCAAGACAATTTCACAGTTTATTCAAAATCTCCGTTGTACATCGACAGTCAGTATGGAGTAAACGCAATTGTAGAAGTACAAGGAGATGTATTCAGCGGTCCAACTGATAGTATAATTGTAAAAGAATTTAGAGAAAACATCGATTACGAAAATTATATTAAACCTTCGACATTTGTTAGTAGTTTAATTTCGGGACAAAGTATGCTGACTAATCCCCGCAGCGTACATACTTTTCAATTTAACTTATCTGAATTTTACGGAACTATCAGTATACAAGGAAGCCAAAGTAATGGTGCTTCTCCTGAAATTTGGGTAACTATTGCAGACATTGAATCGTTTGGTAGTGATATTTTGTATAAGAATATTGTAGGAAAATACAATTGGTTTCGAGTATTGTACACTCCGAAATTTACAGGAAATTTAGCATTGTTCACGGTAAGTCAAAATGCTATAAGTTTTGAATATTCGGTTACTATCGGCACCGGCGGAAAAGGATACAATATAGGCGATGTACTTGTTCTCAAAGGCAGAGATCTCAATAGCGAATCACCTACAAATGATATAACTATTACTGTAACTGCTGTAGGAACAGAAGGCACAATTACTGATTTTGTATGGGAAGGAGTTTCTCAAAATGGGTTCGGTGAATTTACTCTAAGTGATCCGAAATCTGGTGCGGGGACTCTTGACAGCATAATCTATCGATAGTATAATACAGAGTATGACTCTTGTATTAGACAGATTAAAAACTATTCTTCCTTATGGTGCAAAAACTAGTCCAAGCGGATGGACTAGTTTTAATGCCCCTTGCTGCGTACATCGAGGACACAGGTCCGATGATCATCATCGCGGAGGTGCTATGTTTACCGATAGTTTTGTTTTTAATTGTTTTAATTGCAAATACACAGCTTACTGGGAACCTGGCAGACCAATACCAGAAAAATTAAAACAACTATGTACATGGCTAGGTGCAAGTGATCAAGACATTAAACATCTGATATTCGAAGCACTGAAAACCGAAAGGCCGGATTACTTGCCTGACCAATCGAACGATTATATTGGATTTGCATCCAAGGAACTACCTCCCAATAGTAAACCAATAGAGTGGTGGGTTAATTGTCCTTTAGAAGATTTAGATCCAGACATCTTACCTGTTCTTAGCTACATGGAACAACGGGGACTAACGTTAGATGATTTCAATTTTTATTGGTCATCTGATCCGGCATATAAAAATAGATTGTTAATTCCTTTCTACTACAAGAGCAATATAGTAGGATGGACTGGAAGAAAGATTGTAGACAGCAAACCAAAATATCTGTCTGATCAGCATCCGCACTTTGTGTTCAACATGGATAGTCAACTAGATGATTACCGGTACACATTAGTATGCGAAGGCCCGTTCGATGCTATTGCAGTAGGAGGAGTTGCATTATTAACGAATAATATCGCGGACCAACAAGCAAGGATAATTAATAGTTTGCGCAAACAAGTTATTGTTATTCCCGATCAAGATGCTGCAGGTATTGCGTTGATCAACAAAGCAATAGAACATAATTGGGCAGTTGCTTTTCCTAATTGGGAAGACCATATAAAAGATGCTGCAGATGCAGTTCGATCTTACGGTAAATTGTTTGTTATAGTTGACGCTATTAAGACAGCACAATCAGGAGCAATTAAGATTAACATTGCTAAACAACACATGGAACATCGACTTAAAAGGATACACGATGAAAAAACTAATTAATATATTACTCACACCATTTATAAAAATAAGAGAACATTTTAAATATAAAAAACGTATGAAAGAACTTCGCCGACGTGATCCGTTCATATACAAATGATCGCGTGGGGGATATCGGCTAATAGCCACAACGCTGCACTAGCAGTATTTGACAATAACGAATTAGTGTTTGCCAGCGAGTCTGAACGATTCAGCAAGAAAAAAAACGATCCTCACTTGGATACAAATTTAATAAAGTACGCTAGAAGGTTCGGAGAACCTTCAGCAATGCATTGGTATGAGAATCCGTATCTTAAAACATTACGTCAAGCAGTATCGGGCCAAGGGTTTACGTTAGCCGAAAACAATATTAAGAAATATCTAGAGTCATACAACATAAATGTTCCTATTGACTATCATCAGCACCACGAAACTCACGCTGCTGCTGGATATTACACCAGTAATTTTGATCAAGCGTGTGTAGTAGTAATAGACGCGATAGGTGAATTTGACACTTTAACTATTTGGAAAGCAACTGGCAATAAGCTGAAAAAAATATATGCACAAAGGTATCCGCATAGTGTGGGCATTTGGTATTCAGCAATGACACAGCGATGCGGGTTAAAACCTAATGAAGAAGAATACATCTTAATGGGCATGGCAGCGTTTGGAGATCCTAACAGATTAAAACAACAAATGCTAGAAGATTTTATATCCTATGAGACTTCGAAAATTGTTTTATTTAAACAGAATCTTCATAGAGGGTGTAAGCAATGGATGCCCGAGTTAACTAGTCAACAAGATATGTATGACATTGCAGCCGCCACGCAGAGCATTTATGAAGATATATTTCAAACAACTATGCTGTATGCTAAGACTATAAGCGGTAGTGAAAATCTTGTACTCATGGGAGGATGCGCACTAAACTGCAGTGCTAATCGATTGGCTCCGAAGTTTTTCGATAAAGTATGGATCATGCCTGCTCCTGGAGATAGTGGCAGCAGTATCGGTGCTGTACTGGCAAAGACCAAACAACATATACACTGGCAAGGACCGTACCTTGGATATGATATGGGGTACGTTAGCTCCAATGAAGATATCGTAGATTACTTGGTGCAACACAAAGTATGCGGAGTGGCCAGAGGTCGTGCAGAAATAGGTCCTAGGGCCCTAGGCAATAGAAGTTTACTAGCAGATCCCAGAGGACCGGAAATAAAGGGTTTAATTAACAACATAAAAAGAAGACAGCAGTTCAGACCCTTCTCTCCTTCAATAATGGCAGAATTCGCAAATCAGCACTTTAAAATGCCTTTAAAATCAACACCTTACATGCAGTTTATTGCGCCTATTTTGGAATATGGCTCTTATTCGTCAGTGGCACATATCGACCAGACTAGTAGAGTGCAAACAGTAACACATGAGGATAATCCTCAATTCAGACAGTTATTAGAACTGTGGTACAAACGTACAGGATGTCCTATGCTGCTAAACACTAGCTTAAACATCAAAGGGCAGCCCATGGTCAACGACAGAGCAGATAGTGATGCTTGGTTTAGCCAATACGGTATTAAAATTTTTAACTAGAATGTAAAATAATAACATGATGAACAACAATTACGATTTTGAAGTACAGCGGTTATATTTAGAATTAATGCTAGCTGATCCAGAAACATTTGTAAGATGCCAGGGCATTTTTGATCACACATTATTTGATCGTAAGTTGCAAGATGCTGCTGAGTTTATTATAGAATATGCCAAACAGTATACTGTGCTGCCAGATTATGAAATGGTTAACTCACATTGCAGAACTGATTTAAAACATCCAGCAGAACTTAAAGATGGGCATATGAACTGGCTAATGGATCAATTTGAAAATTTTACTAGGCATAAGGCACTGGAACGTGCAATTATTAATTCTGCTGATCTTTTGGAAAAAAAGGAATACGGCAAAGTAGAAAACCTAATTAAAGAAGCAGTACAGATTGGCTTGGCCCGCGACATGGGTACAGATTACTTTCTAGATCCCAAAGGCAGACTAATGGGACTCAAAGACAAGAACGGACAAGTGAGTACAGGCTGGGCCACAATGGATCACAAACTGTTTGGCGGATTCAACAGAGGAGAGTTGAATATTTTTGCAGGCGGCAGTGGCGCAGGTAAAAGTTTATTTCTTGCCAACTTAGCTGTTAACTGGGCACTACAAGGTCTCAACGTAGTTTACCTTACATTGGAACTTAGTGAAGCATTGGTCAGTATGCGTATTGACAGTATGTTGACCGGCATCAATACTCGCGACATATTCAAAGACCTAGACCAAGTAGAAATGAAAGTAAAGATGGTGGGTAAAAAATCTGGGCTACTGCAGGTCAAACACATGCCCAGTGGTAAAACAACCAATGACATTAGAGCTTTCCTAAAAGAATTTGAAATCAAGATAGGCAAGCCAGTAGATGTACTGTTGGTAGACTACATGGACTTGATCATGCCAGTGGACAAGAAGATATCAGCAGAAAACTTATTTGTCAAAGACAAGTATGTAAGTGAAGAACTGCGTAACTTGGCCATGGAAAAGAAATGTGTGTTTGTCACAGCAGCACAGTTGAACCGCGGTGCTGTGGAAGAAGTGGAATTTGACCATGCACACATTTCAGGTGGACTCAGTAAGATACAAACAGCTGACAACGTGTTTGGTATTTTTACATCAAGAGCCATGCGTGAACGGGGACGGTATCAATTACAGCTAATGAAAACACGCAGCAGCAGTGGCGTAGGAATGAAAATCGACTTGGGTTTTAGTATCGAAACTCTGCGCATTTATGACCTGCCCGAAGAGGAACAAGAAAGCACCAACGGTGCAAATCGCGGCAACAGTAGCATTATTGAAAGCATCAAAAATCGTACTGTGCAGCCAAGAGAAACACCCGATCAAGGTCATCCTGTGGCCAAGGTAAATGCACAAGTTGACAGCAGTAAGCTACGTGAAATTTTAAGGAATCAGTTTGGCGATGAAGACTGACAAGTTAACATTAATGAAATGGCGCAGCAGACCTGATTATGATATGGACATAAATTGGCCTGCAGTGCATAAGATGGTGGGCGAGGATAAGATAAGATGGATAACTGATCAGCTTCCACAAGACTGCATTATGATATTGGAAAAGGCAGGATTAGAAGCTAGATTAGTAGTGGAGTTCTACAACAAGAAAGTATTGACCGCTTATTATCTCATGTGGGCTTAAAGCCAAGAGCGCGAAGCGCCGTGAAACGGCGTAAACAATTTTTTTTAGTTTAATATACACAGTTAATTAAACAATCTCGCACAAAATTAATGGAAATCCAACCAGCATTGACAGCAGTCCATAATATCAATGTGATTATGATTCCCGCTCCTATGAATGGCAGCAGTGTGCGTATGCTACGTGCCCAAGTGGATAGAAACACTGAAGCAGCCACAGCAGCAATTAACCACCAATACGGTGATCCCATGGGTCCTAGAAAGTCTGTTATTGTGGTTATTAATGTGTTCATGAACGTGATGCTAACCTAGCTTCTATTGTTTGCAGGCTGGACTCCAGCCTACGGATTTGACGAGCCTGCAGTTCCACAATGCTGTAGAGGTTGTTTGTACGTTGCTGTAGAGAAAGGATATGGGATTCCACCTCTGGTGAAACAGATGGTTCAGATTTGGGCTTGGCCACAAAGTTGGGATTAGGTTCGTATTGATTCATAACGTGTATTTACTCTTGATCAGAATAGTGAAGGATCAGCATGAGATGCTGTTGTAGGGTGATTCGGCCATGCAGCAACTCTTGATGGATAAACAGTTGTCTAGCCAGGCCGAATCCTGGCAGTTCAATGTAAGGATCACTGTTAAGAATGATCCAGATTTCGTTAGTAAGGAAATAATCAGGTATCATAAAAAAAGGGTCCACAGGGGTAAAAAAAACTGCTGCGCAAAAAATATAGGTGGAGTACTTGCCCTTTCGAGGTGGTGATTCTACACCTACTAGTAAAAAATAACGCTAGTATACATACACACACTATAGACCCCGGGCCTCTAAAAATCTTCAACACCGATTGGTCCGAGGAGGCACAGGAGTGTCAGTGTCGCACCTAGCCTTAGTCCACTCTGCACCTGTTACCGCACTGCAACATACCTTCAGAGCGGCGCCGTCCCAGGCAGGGATCTGGTCGAACAGGTTAGCACCACCCTTGGGATCGTAGCTGCGCTGCCCATCTTCTGCACCTGCTAGCATACGCAGTATACGCTGCGCTGTGCTGTCCTCTTCAGTACTGTACTGCTGTGGTACTACTAGGTCTTGTGCGCTGCTTAGCGCAGGCGCTAGCAGTGCTAGGCATAGTGCTAGTGTGTGTATGTTAGTACGCATAGTCTGTATCCTCTTCATATACAATCAACAGTGTGGTCAACTTGACAGCAGCCTTAGCATCAAGTGCTGCCAGAGTCTTGGCCAACAGCAGCATGTCTTCAGTGTTTAGTCCTGCAATAGTCTGTGCTAGGAGTTCAAGTTTCATTGTTCTATTCCTTGATTAGAAACGTGATAGTAGTTCTTGAACTTCAATTGTAACATCTTGAACAGAGTTATCTATTACCTCAAGATGCATTAACTCCATCAATAGACTAGCCCGTTGCTGCTGTCCTGGACTCAGTTGCTCAATGTATTGCTTGACTTGATGTTGTGTATCCAACTGCCATAGCCGTTGACACAGAGCAACATCTCTATTGTTCAAGCCTGTTAGTCCTACAGGTTTCATAATGTGTATCCTGTGTATGCTGGTATTGTACTACTGTGCCTGTGCCTTGTCCTGCTGTGCA